ATATGTTAGTGTATTCTGGTTGCGAATTAGAGCATTGGCGAGAACCATTTCAAGGTAATATATGTGGACAGGTATTCTTGCATTATAACCATGTAAATGGGCCATTTGCTGAAAAGAATAAGTTTGATGGAAGACCTTTACTTGGTCTTCCAGCTTTCGTTAAATAGCAATAGATTTTTATTTTATTTATAGTATTCTTATTTGTTGTATTTTGTATATAATAAATAATTATGCCATTAACTCAACTTAATTTTCAACCCGGTTTAGACACTGAAAACACCGAAACTGGTGCAGAAGGTAGATGGACAGATTGCGATAAGATTAGATTTAGAAAAGGACTACCACAAAAAATAGGTGGTTGGACTAAATATAGTGACAATTACTATGTAGGAAGACCCGCAGATATAGCTTCTTGGATTAGTTTAGATGGTAGTCGTTATCAATCAATAGGTACAGATAGAAAAGTCTATGCTTATTTATCTGGAACAGCTCAAGATATTACACCAATTAGACAATCAAATACTTTAAATAATACATTTACTACTTCTAATACAAGTTCTAATGTAATAGTAAATCATACTACTCATGGAGCTACTTTAGGTGCTTTTGTAACTATATCTAATGTATCAGCAAATGTAGGAGGTATTACTACTACTGATTTAGAAAATGAATTTGAAATTGTATCTATTAATAATGCAGATGCATACACTATAACTACACCAGGCACAGCTACTTCTACAGTAACTGACTCTGCTAATTGCGATATATCATATCAAATAAATATAGGGCCTAGTATACAAACTTTTGGATATGGTTGGAGTTCTGGTACATGGTCCGCAGAAGCATGGAATGAACCACGTTCCACTTCTGAAGTTACATTAGATATGAGACAGTGGTCGTTAAACAATTGGGGAGAAGATTTAATTTTAACTCAAAGAGATGGAGCTAGTTACGAATGGGATGAATCAGGAGGTATGACTGACAATAGAGCTACACTTATTGCTAATGCTCCTACAGCTTCTACTTTATCAATAGTATCTACAGAAACTAGACATTTAATTTGTATGGGAACAGAAACAACTATTGGTGACATATCTACACAAGATAAATTATTTATAAGATGGTCAGATCAAGAAAATTATAATTTTTGGACTCCTAATGCAACTAACTCAGCGGGCTCACAAAGAATTGCGGGAGGTAGTGAAATAAGATCAGCTATACCTGCAAAAGGTACTATACTTGTATGGACAGATACAGCACTTCAATCGATGTCTTTTATTGGTCCACCTTTTATATTTGGTTTTCGTCAGTTAGGTAATGATTGCGGAACTATAGGATTAAATAGTGCAATAGTTATAGATGACGTAGCTTACTGGATGTCTGATGGCCAATTCTTTAGATTTGCTGGTGCTGTTCAAGAAATACCTTGTCCTATATTAAATCATGTATTTGATGATATAAATAAAACTCAATATGCTCAAGTTTATGCAGGTCAAACTTCTGACTTCTCTGAAGTTATATGGTATTATTGTTCAGCTTCATCAAATTTTATAGATAAGTATGTAATCTATAATCATTTAGAAAATAGTTGGTATTTTGGTAATTTATCAAGAAGTACATATATAGATAATGGTGTAGAACAAAATCCAATAGCTACAGAATATTTATCTAATTCTACAGCTAATACTTATTCAACTATATATGGATTAACACCCGGACGAAGTTTAATCTATCGACATGAAGATGGTGTCGATGCTGATGGTTCAGCGATGACTGCTTATATACAATCAGGTGATGGAGATATTGCAGATGGAGAGAATTTTACTTTTATTAATAAAGTTATACCCGACTTTAAAAATCAAACTGGTAATACTATTATTACTTTATCAGCTAGAGATTATCCTAATAGCTCTAAGACTACAGGAGAAGCTATTACGGTGTCAAATACGACAGCTTTTTATAATTCTAGAATACGAGGCAGACAATCTTCTCTTAAAATAGAAAGTGACGAATTAGGTAGTAATTGGCGATTTGGTACATTAAGAATCAATGTAAGACCAGATGGAAAAAGATAAATATAAGATTAGATTAGCTCGTATAGATGATGCTGTAAGAATACGAGAATTATTGAAAACATGGCTTGTAGAAGCTCCATTTAACTTTGGAAATACTAATAATAAAAAAGCTCTAGAAAATATAGTATTTTACATTCGTAATAGTTTTGTTATAGTAGTGGAATATGAAAATAATATTGTAGGAACTATGGCTGCTACAATAGACGAAACTTGGTATAGTGATAAAAAGTTTTTAAGAACTTTATGGTTACATATACATCCTAAGTATCGAAACTTTCATATCTTTAAAGCTACTATGTTAGTGTTTAAAGAATACGCATTGGCTAATAAGCTTACAGCTATATGCGAAATATTTCAAGGTAAAGACGTTGAAAGAAAACACAACGCCTTTGTCAAATTAGGATATAAAAATATTGGAGGAACATATATAATCAATGGGTAGTATCTTTAAACCAAAAACAACTGTCGTTCAAGCACCAAGTCAACAAACAGTTACTTCTCAAATCCCTGAATATTTTAAAGAGATTCAAGAAAGAACTTTAAGAACAGCAGAAGATGTATTTACACAACCTTACGCAGGTTATCAAGGTCAAAGAGTTGCACCTTTATCTGGAGGTGAACAAGCTGCAGCTAATGTATTTAGTCAACAAATTTTACCGCAAGCTGGACAGTTAGCTCAAATAGGAGCACAAACTTATGATACTGCAACAATGCAACAGTATATGAATCCTTATACTAATGCTGTTATTCAATCGACACTATCTGATTTAGGAGAAACTTATGGTCAACAACAAAGAGCTATGGCAACACAAGCAATTGGCGCAGGAGCTTTTGGAGGAAGTAGAGAAGGTGTAGAAAGAGCTTTAGGTAGAGAAAGATATTTAGATCAAGTTTCTGATGTATCTAGTAGATTAAGACAAGCTGGTTTTGAATCAGGTGCACAAAGATTTGCACAAGATAGAGCAGCACAATTACAAGCAGCGCAATCTCAATTATCAGGACTTGCTGGTGCTGCAGCTGGATTAGGTCAGTATGGAGCAACAGAAAGAGGAATAGAACAAGCGGGACTTGCTGAAGCTTATAGAGATTTCATTGAAGAAAGAGAATATCCAGCAGGACAAATTAGACAAATGGTTGGTGCATTAGCAGGAGCACCTATAAGAACTTATGGAGAAGAACGATCAGGGTTTGTAGGAACACCAGTAGGTGCACCTAGTGCATTTTCACAAGTAGTTGGTGGAGCTCAAGCTTTAGGTAGTTTTTTTTAGGAGATTAATATGGCGTCTTTACAAGAACAGTTTAAAGAATATCAAGCTGATGCACCTGAAAAAGGTGCATTATCTTTTGATGAATTTGCTCAACAAAAAGCAGATATAGGTAATGAAGAAGCTAAAAAATATATTGAAAAAGAAAAAGATATTGAATCTGTAGCACAACCAGGTACTAGTGCTGCTTATCTTGGATCAGATCCACAAATAGGAGATACTTTTGTTAGAACGTCACTTGACAGTTATCAAGTTCAAGACGCTGCAAATGAAAGACTTGCAAAAGAAACTTTAGATTTAAGAGATGAAAATAAAAAGTTAAAAATTGAATTAGGTAATTTATCTAAAGTTGTAAATCCAGAAGATGATAACGGTAAAAAAACTGATAAAGGTGGCTTTTCAGCATTTGTATCTTCTGTAGGTGATGCTTTAACAGGTGTAGTTTCTGGAGTAGAAAATAAAATGGAAGCTATTTACGATGATCCTAAAAAGAGAAGAAATTTTTTACAAGGCCTAAATACAATTATAAAATCATCTGGTTATACTCCTATATCTCAAGCTAAATCACCTGTAGGTATGATTGCCGAGGGTCAAAAAGCAGGTTTTATGGAAGACTTAGTTATTAGACAAAAAGAAAGAGGACTAGATATTGAAAGATTAAAAGCTTTGAAAAAAGAAAAGAGGATCGCTGATCCAAAAGATAAAGTTATTGCAGATTTATTTAAAGATTACAATGATACTTTTAATAAAAACAAAGGTTCTAAATTAGCTACAGAAAGAACTTATAATGAATTATTAAAAAGAAAAGATTATACTCCTACTGGTATATTAGAAGATTTATTTGCACCATTAAATGAAGTTGCTGTTGATTTAGGTTTTGGTAATTTCATAAATGATATGAGAAAAAAATATGCTGAAAATCCTGATGCGGTACCTTCAGAAGATGAAATTGTTAAGTTTAAATCTATTATTGATTCAAGCTCTGGTACTAGAATTTTAGGAAGAGCTAAAGAATTATATCCAGTATCTAACGTTGACTTACAACTATTATTAAAAGGCGCAGGTAGTTTAAAAACTAATCCTAATGCATTAAAAGTATTATTAGCTGCAGAAAGAAGTTTATCATTAATTGAAGATGAAGCATATCCTATTGCTTCTAAATTAGCATATCCAGGTGGAGAAGAAACAGGGTCTGTTGGTTTTCAAAACGAAGCTGCTGAATTAGCTGCACAAAATTTAGCAGTTAAATTTGAAAAAGATGTTAAAGATGAAACTTTAAAAGAATTATTTGGAAGCACAGAAAAAACACCATTTAGAATTATACAAGCTAAACTATATCAAGATTTACAAGCTGATAAATCTATTCCAGAAATCAGTGCATTTGATAAATTTATTGGCGCACAAGCCGAAAAAGAAAATGAAATAGACGCTATTAAAGATAAATATAAAACTGACGATAATACATAAGGTAGTGATGTGGCTGAAGTTAAACTTAACGAGGAACAACAAAAAGATTTCGAAAGATTAATCGAACTCGGACAAGATCCTAAAGACGCACAATCTATTGTTACTGGTACATTTACTGGTGAAACTAAAAAGATAGATACATCTAAATCTCAAGAAGAAATAGAAAAACAAATTTTAGCAGACGGAGGTTATAATTTAGATTTAATTAAAAATGCAACTAAAGAAGCTGATAAATCTTATAACGAAATATTAGTTGATGATGTAGGAATAGAAACTACATCTGGTTATGTATCAAAGAAAAATTTATATGAGTTAGAAGGTATAAACGCAAGTAAAGATAACGAAATTAAAAGTAATATAAGATTTGATTTAGGATTTGGTTTAGATACTGATCAAGCTAAAACTAGAAATATTAAAAATCTTTTAATAAAAGATTTAGAAGCAAAATATGGTGCTGACAAAGTAAATGAATTTAAAGACGGTATTGATGTAAAGTTTAAAGAATTAAAATATAAAGATAGAACAAGTAAAGGATTAATTTATAAACTTCCAAAAGAATTAGGCGGTACTGGTTTTTATTCTGCTGTTGATTCACCTTCATTATCTAAAGCTGATATATCAGACGCTGTAGCAGATACAGGACCTATTGTTGCATCAATTATTGGTGGTACTTTTGGTAGTTCTTTAGGTCCAGTCGGTACAGTTGCAGGTTCTGCAGGCGCTGCTTTTCTTACTGAGTATGCAAGACTAATGTATGGTTACCATAAGTTAGGTTTACAAAATGATATGTATACAAAAGAAAAATTTGATCAAGTGGCTTTTGATGCTGCAGCAAAATATGCAGCATTTGATGCAGCTGCAACAGGTACATTTTTAGTTGCTGCAAAAGCTATTAAAGCAACTGTTCTTGGATCAGATCAATTAAGTAGTTCTACAATAAAAGAGTTTATAGAAACTAAAGGTAAAACAGATACAGGTTTATTTGATCGTATACAAAAAACTAAAAATAAAATGAAAAACGAATTTAATCTTACAGATAAAGAAGCTGACGAATATTTTGCAGTTGCTGTAGGAAAAGGTATTTTAGAATCAAATCAATTAATTAAAAAAACAGGATCAGCGAGAGCTGCTGTATTAGCTGATGAAGTTAATTCATTAAAAAGTAAAGCTTCTATTAAAGCAATAGAAGATAAAATTTTAAAGAAAACTACTGGACTAAATCAAGTAGATAATGTAACTGCTGATTCTTTAATTGAGGGTGTAGAAAATCAAGTTAAAGGACAAGCTCAAATTGCTCTTAATAAAGCTAATTTAGAATTATTAGAAAACTCTACACAAGTTGCTAAATTAGAAGGTAGTTTTATAGATGATATAGGAACAAAATATTTAGATGAATTCGGAGTTTATTTAGATGATACTTATAGAAATTTACAATCTCAAATAACAAAACTTGATGATTCTATATTAACAGGAATAAATAAAAATAAAGAACCTGTTCCATTTCAATTAGATGAAACATTTAGAGTATTAGATAAAGAAATAAAAAGATTTAATTTAAAAGGTATTCTTCCAGCTAATATTAAAAAAGTACCAAAAGGACCTTTAGCAAAAAAAGAAAATATTCAAAAAGCAATAGATAATAATATATTAGTTAAATTAAAACAGTTAGTTGACAGTGCAGGTTTTACTGAACAAGGAATTAATTTAAACACTTTATTTCAAGGTTTTAAAGTTTTAGATAAACAAGGTAAATTAACTTTAAAACAAGTATATGTTTTAAAAAATGCTATTGGACTTTTAGAAGAAACCGCAACTAACAAAGTAAGTCAAGGTGCATTAAGAAAATTAAACGGTGGTCTTACTGAAACTATTTCAAATTTTTTAGTTAAAACTGGCGATGATAAATTAGCAAAAAATTTTGCTGATAGATTTCAATTACTTAATTTAAAAAGAGATTCAATTTTTAAAAATTTTTCAGATGAGTTTGGAGGTGGTCAAACTGTAGAAGGTTTAGCTAAAGCAACTAGGAAAAGTGAAAGTTTATTTAAATCATTAATTGATGATACTGTTGAAGCTAGAGAAAAATCTGCAGCGTTTGGTCAAATATTTAAAACGGATAATGTAGTTCCAACCGCTGATCAAGTTAAAATTAAAAAAGCTTTATATAAAAATTATTTTGATAATGTACTTGAAAGAGATGGCGTTAGAAAAATGTCTCATAATGAATTTTTTAAAAAGTTTGGTAAAAATTATGAAAATATTTTAAGTAAAGAAGAATTTAGTAAATTAAAAAGTACAACTAAAGTATTAGATGAGTACGAAAAATTAAATGAATT